AAGTATCTACAATCTTTATACAAAGAGCTAGAGAAAGCTGAATTGTTAGATGACATGGCGAAAGAGGGGACAGAATAATAATGATTGCATTAAATTCAATAGCTAGTAACATGACAATAGATAACGAAAGAAGTCAAATGAGTTACAAAGTTATTAGTATCTCAATTTATGGTGGTCAAATGGAGTATGAATTTGACACTTTACAAGAGGCACAAAGTAAAGTTAGAGAACTTAAAGACCCTAACACTATGTCAGCTTTTATTGTGAAACCCATAGTTGAAACAATAAGTTAAGTAAACAATAACAAGAGGAGAGAAAATGACTACATGGTATAGCCAATTCATTGGCTTATTTATAATCGCAGTTGCAAGTTCTATATTGTTGTATATATTTTTAGGTACAATTATAGAATTGTTGTCAGAGATAAGGAATATAATACGAGTTAATAGATATGAGAGAGGAGATGAAGATGCAAGATACTAAAGAAATAGAACACATATTTGATGAACTAAACAATAAAACTATTGAATACAGATTAAAAGAAATCAAAGCGTTACTTAGTTCAGCACAATCAGAAGTAGATATGTTGACTAAACAAAGAAAAGAGTTAGTAGCTTTAGGATTTAGTAACAACATTTCAATCATAAAGATTGGAGAGTTGCTAGGAATCACAAGACAGAGAGTGTATCGCATACTTGATACAGTAAACGAGGAGGAATAATGGATAAAGAAACACAGAAGAAATTAATTAAAGACTTTCCTAAGAGTGTTGTTAAGAAAGCACCACAAGGTAAGTTCGGAGATTATGTACCACATCACATCTATACACAGAGATTAGTAGATGTCATTGGAGGAGGTTATGACTTTACCTTTGAAGAAACAAGAGATAAAACTGGTGCAATCATAGGTGCTAAATGCAGACTGTATATCAAATCAACAGACCAAACGATAGAAGAAGTTGGAGATGTTGACATGAACGCAGTCAAAAGAAACATAACTGAATCAGAGATACTAAAACTTGCAGTATCAGATGGTATTAAAAGATGTTGTATGCGTTTAGGTATTGGCTTAGAGTTGTGGACTGGTGGCGTTACTGAAGAAGAACATTACGCAGGTCAACAACCTATACAAAAGACAGGTACAGTTAAAGATATTGTTATTGAGAAAGAGGAACAGGAAGCATTGAACAAAGCTAAGCAAGACTTCGCTAAAGAAATTGGTGCTGATGTTGATTCTGTATCAGACCAACTCAATGAAATCTTAGAGGGTATGTGTCCAAACGCAGACATAAGGAGAGAACTAAAGAAAAGTTCTTATGACAAGTGCGTTGAACAAGGAATGAGTAAAGAAGTTGATGACTGGAATGATGATGAGATGAAAACTTTTATAACAATCTTTGCAGATACAATGAACAACAACACAGAACTCTTAGAAGCTGTAACAACAGACATTTCTGATACAAGAATACAATGTCCAGACTGTAACAAGTTTGATACTGTTGTTGATAACAGAGAGAAAAAGAATAGTGACCCTAAGTTTTCTAAGATACCTGACTTTGCTTGTGACAACTATGGTGCAGACAAAGATGGATGTGGTAAAGGTTGGTGGATAGGTGGAGATGGCTTCCCATTTGAGAAATGGCTTTAGAAGAAATAGGTAATAGCGAGGGATTAAAAAGATTAGTAGAGAGAATCAAGAAAAGATTTCCTGATTATAACTTTGACATCCCTGCTGAACCTGATACGACACACAAAGCACCATACTTATGTAAGTCAAATACACAAACTTATTATGACAATGATGGGAATGTTTATTGTGCAACGAGGTACAAAATGACAGATGAGAAGAATCCATACGCTTGGACATGGGCTACTTGTAATGCTTTAGTAGGAACAAAAGATAAACAAGAGTCGTATAAAAATCAGCAAGATGAAATATTCTAAAGACATAGACCAGAAAGCTAGACAAGTTGCACTAAACTTGCAATCACTTATGGCGATAGTAGAGTTTGACTACAACAGGTACGAGAAGTGCATGGTATGTAATGAGAAATATAGACATCACATAGATGGACTACCTTGTGAAACTGATACAGTTAAAAAACAAATAATAAAAAGGAGATGAGATGACAGACCTATCAAAGGTAAATATGCTAGAACTACTAGCAGAGTTAGAGAAGAGAGGTAGCTTTAAAACAATTATATTTAATAAAGCAGATGGTAAGCAAGAGATTGCTGCGATTCTACCTCTACATACTATGACTATTACTAATGAAGAAGTAACACAAGAGGAAGAATAATGTATAGACCTTTACCTGATTACTTGACCATACAACCAAGCAAGATAGAGGGTTTAGGTCTATTTGCAATTAAAGATATACCTGCTTATGAAGTTATAGGAATGACTCATGCTAAATGGTATGGAGAGCCGAACAACTTACTGCGTACACCACTTGGTGGATTCATTAATCATAGTGACAGACCTAACTGTGAGATACAAGGTAAGATAACACGCTATCTTTATACCTTAGAGGATGTAGAAGCAGGTACAGAACTTACAGTTAAGTACACAATGTACAGTTTAGAGGAAGAATAATGGGTGGATGGGTCCTGTGCAATAGATGTGATGCCTACGCACACACACATAATGGTGGTGGGTTAGTAAAAGAATCATTTTATTGTGAGCCATGTTACCCAGAAGTAATGGAGGAATAATGGATAAATATGACAATACTTTTGAAGAAAGAAACAAGAAAAATAAATATGATATGGCTGATGAAGCTATGCAGAAATACTTTAAAAAAGAAGGGCTCATTGAAAAGAAAGATTGGTTGAAGTTAGGAACAGAGCCAAAAGATACACCTGATATGAAGATGATGTGGTTAGCTTTACAAATACTCTTAATGCCTGACTATATCTTTGTGATGAAAGACAAACTTTATGTTGCAGAAGTAAAAGGTACCCTTAAATTCAAAGAGAGTGACTTTAATAAACTAACAGAGATGTATAACAAAGCAAAAAAGTATGACAATGTACGAGTAGGTATAACTTACTTCGCACATCCTGATGCTGACCCTGTTTGGTTGTCTTATACTAAAATAAAAACACAGTGGGATTATGATGGAATACCTATTCAGTACTATCCAGAGCTAGATTTTGAAGGAAACAAGAAAGCATATAAGGTATTATTAAATAACTAAAAAGCCTATAAACATTGAAGATTTACTCCTCTTAGGATTCGTTTTAAGGGGAGTATTTTTATGAGTGGCACTATGTACCACACAAACTACACAATTCTTAGGTTATCCCAACCTTTTTTGTTTACTGTGAATGTTAAGACACCAGGATGTGACCACATACCAGACCGAGCAGTAAAATCTATACTCTTATCTAATGATGGTGACTGAAACCAAGTTCTATCTCCCTGTTGCTTAGCTCTAAAGTGATGATAATGACCTGTTACTAAAATCTCACACTCACCAGCTGGTAAGAACCCATACATCTGACCTTTCCACCAAGATTCTATCTTAGCTTCTGCGTTACCACCACCACCACTCATGTGACCATGTGTCATGCCAACCTTTATGCCTTTAACATCTAACACTTGATGAAAACCAGTAGGTACTTCTACCTTTACCTTCTTGTATCTTGCAGGATTAGCTTTCATTATCTCTTCACATATCTGTAAGTGCATAGTATCAGAGTTATCTAATCTATTAGTTGTGACTTGTCCTTTAGCAGACCTTGACATCTCACCATGATTACCTGGTACACCTGCTAGTACTAGCTTGTCAGCAAGTGGTAGAAAGGTATCTATTGTTTTCATAATAAGACTTCTTGCTAGTGCGTACTGCTCTATTAAAGTAAGCTCTATATTATGTGGTTGTGAGTCGTAGAATCCATAACAATTCTCTGTTAAATCACCGAGTCCTACCATATATATCTCATTGATAGCAACATTTGCCTTACGCAGTTCCTTAATCCTGTTTACTGCGTCTTGTAGGGCAACCTCGTAGCGTTTAATGGTGTTCTCAACGCCATAATCTTTCTTACCTAGCTGCCAATCAGCCATAAAAAACATAAAAGCTGTGTCACCACCACTATATTTAGTCTTTACTGGTGCTTTCTTCTTAGCTTGTTTAAATAATTCTTGAAAATACTTGTCGTGACCTGGTACTTTATGCTTTACAATGCCTTTAAAAGCAAAGAAAGTTTCTACCTGACCACCTTTTAACTGTGTATTCCATGATGATGCACGAACTGTGCCTACAATCTCATACTTCTTAGGGTCAAATCCCCAATCTCTAAGTATCTCATCATATTTATTGTGATAGTTGGGGTCAGTACCTACATGAGTAAGTTCTCCCATACCTGTTTGTGGATTGATGTCGTATCCAGGTTGCCAACCAGATTTGTAGAAGTTGTTTCCTAGTTGTTCACCAGTATATTTCTTTTTCTTAGGCATCATACCTCCTGTTCCCTGTTACCAATAGTATACAGAAATAGTATGACAATAAAAGGTTTAACTTATTTTTTTCTTTGCGAATGTTTTAATAACAGATAAAGCTGCTCCACCACCTGCAATAGCTGCAATTTGTAGATTGTTTATGTCAACTCCAACGATTGGACTGATTGTCAAAGCTCCTAT